AAGAGATTTAGGAAATACATCTACTATAAACGGTGGTGCATCATACGATCAAGCAAATACAGCAAGAACACACGCCAATGGTGCATTTGGTCAAGCCAATGTAACTGCTGCTATAGCAAATGCAGCATTTGATAAGGCCAATTTAGCGTCAACAATTGCATCTGCATCATTTGATCAAGCAAATACAGCAAGAACACATGCTAATGGTGCATTTGGTCAAGCCAATGTAACTGCTGCTATAGCAAACGCGGCATTTGATAAGGCTAATTCTGGATCAACAATTGCATCTGCATCATACGATCAAGCAAATACAGCAAGAACACACGCCAATGGTGCATTTGGTCAAGCCAATCTAGCATTTGATCGTGCAAATACGGCTAATCTACTTCCAGTTCAGAAGTCGGGTACTATAATTGGAACTAGAAATGCCCTAAACTTTATTGAAGGCGGAAATGTAACGTTAACGATTACTGATGATAGTATCGGCAATAGGATCAATGTTACAGTAGCAGCTGCCGGTGGTGGCGGAACTTCTACAAATTCTGTCGTGTTTATTTCGGATACGGCACCAAGTGATGTTGCAAACGGAACACTATGGTGGAATTCAGATGATGGCTCACTATATATTAAATATCCAGATAGTAATAGCACTCAATGGGTTGTTACGTCTTCTGGTGGTGATGGTGGTGGCGGTAGCAGTGGTGGCGGTGGAGTCACTACAGGTAAAGCAATAGCAATGGCAATAGTTTTCGGAGGATAATATATGGCGGCGCCAAATATAGTAAATGTAGCAACAATAAATGGTAAAACTGCGGTGGCTAATGTGTCTACTATTGCAGCCGATATTGTAACCAATTCTGCTGCCAGTGGTAAAGTTTTCAAGATAAATTCATTGGTTGTTTCAAACATTGATGGTTCAGCAGCTGCGGATATAACTGCAAGTGTATACAGATCTACTGTAGAATATAAACTTGCACACACAATTGCAGTACCAGCTGATGCTGCATTGGTTGTAATATCTAAAGACACATCAATTTATTTGGAAGAAGGTGATTCAATTAGATTAACTGCTAGTGCAAATGGTGATTTGCAAGCTGTATGTTCTTATGAGGAAATTAGCTGATGCGTAATAACTCAGGAATTATTGGTTCAAGACAAACTCCTTCTACATCTGCTGCTTCTGGTTTTTTTTCTTTAATTGATCAACAGGTAATTCGTGGCGCAGGGCTTTGGCCGTCAGCGCCGTCACAAGATCCTGCATACAGCATTTTTTTTGATGGTACTGCCGATTGGATAGAATTTCCGGCATCAGGTGATTTTGCTAAAGATACTTTTTTTGGTTCGGGAAAAACATTTACTATTGAAACCTGGATCTACCCTACGTCTTTGGTTACTGCAACAAATTATGCTAGCATAGTACTTGGAGATGGAGCCCCTACCAGTTTTCAAATGTGTTGGAGTGTAGGCATGAGTGATGCCAGAAAACCACATTTTTTCTGGTATGATGGTAGTTCTAGATCTGCATCTGTTAGCACAGCACTTACTTTAAACACCTGGACACATTTGGCTTGGGTGGCATCGGCGGGTTCGGTATCTATCTACGTCAATGGAGTTAGCCAGGCTCTTACGGGAACTACATCATTAACCAATGCCAGTGAAACTATAAAAATGGAGATTGGTGTAGATCGTAGCCAAACTTGGGCCGGGTATCTATCCAATCTGCGAGCTGTCAGAGGAACTGCAATATATACCAGTAATTTTACACCACCAACTACAACTCTTCAAGCAGTAACAGGTACTTCATTACTATTAGGAACAACTAATTCGTTAACTGACGCAAGTTCACCACCAAAAACGCTTACGATTCAGGGTCAGGTTGCCATTTCAGCAAATGTTGTTCCATGGGTTTAGGAGTAAAAAATGTATTACACAAAAAATGGCGAATATCCAAAACTACTACCAAATAGAATAAGATTGTTAAACGGTCAAACTAGAACTTTGCCTTTTACCGAAGAAGACATTAGTTTTGCTGGTTATAGATTAGTAGATCCACCGCCAAACGTAGATATTTCACAAAAACTAGAATGGACAGGTGTCAATTGGTTAGTATCAAACAAGTCACAGCAAGAAATTGACTCTCATTGGAATGAAGTAAGAAGACAACGTGATGAAAAAATCAAAGAAGTTGAATGGCGTTACAATAGATTTTATAGACATGAAAGATTAGGTCTTGCTCAAGTTGATTCTATACAAAATCTAGATGCATATGTACAGGCTTTGGCAGATATTACGAAACAAGAAAATCCTTTTAGCATAGTTTGGCCGAGTTTACAGGATTGACATAGATGGCAATTAATTTTCCTAATTCACCAATAGCAGGAGAGTATTTTGTAACTGGTAATTTGACATACCAGTATACAGGAACAGTTTGGGTATCAGTAAATACAAAGACAAACAATGCTTTCAATCAAGCAAATACTGCATTTGATAAAGCAAATACTGCAAATGTAATTGCGTCGGCTGCTTTTAATAAAGCGAATGGTGCTGCTCAACTATCATTTACTACTATAGTTGCAAATGGCACATCACTTGTAGCTGATTCTAACGCAGACACATTGACAATTAGAACGACAGGAAACGTTGCCATAACTGCCGACGCATCTGGTGACAATCTAACATTTGATTTGACAACTACTGGTGTTACTGCTACCACATATGGTAATGCAACAATAATACCTGTTATTACAGTTGATTCACGCGGTCGTTTAACTTCTGTAAGCAATGTTACAGTTGTTAGTTCTACACCAACAAATTCAATAGTATACGTTTCTGATACAGCACCAAGTGGTGTTTCAAATGGTACTCTGTGGTGGAATTCAAATAGTGCTACCCTATACATAAACTATGGAGATGGAGATACAACGCAATGGATCTCAACATCTGAAGGTGCTTTTGGTACTATAACAATTAGTTCAAATGCAATTGCTGTTGCCGCATTTGATAAAGCAAATGCCGCGGTATTGAAAACAGGAAATACCATGACAGGAAATCTTGTCATGTCGAGTGCAAACATTGCTTTTGCTACGTCAGTCAATAATGGTATATACTGGAATGGCACTTCGTTTATTCATTCACCAGAGGCAAATGTATTAATATTTGGAACTTCTGCAGTTGAAGATTTTCGTATTGATTCTAACGGAAATTTAAATGTTGCAGTTGGTTTGTATGTTACAGGTACAGTTAGTGATTCAAAAGCAAATGTTTTATCACAAACATTGTCTGATAGCGCATCAATTTCATGGGATGCATCTTTAGGTAGAATAGCAATAGTAACATTGGGTGGCGCAAGAACGCTTGCAAACGCAACCAATATTCGTGTGGGCACATACGTTCTTAAAGTACAACAAAATACTACTGGTAATAGCACTTTGACTTTTGGAACACAATATAAGTTTACTGCAAACGTAACACCAACTTTGACATCGGCTGCAAATAGTGTAGATATATTTTCGTTTGTTTGTGATGGAACAAATATGTATGGCGCAATGATACCAGATGTTAGATCATAATAGGTAAAAAAATGGCAATCAATTTTCCCAATTCACCAAACGTCGGAGATGTTTTTACAGTCAATGATTTGCAATATGAGTGGAATGGATCCGCATGGATTTCAATCAATTTAGTTCTACAATCCTCATTTGATAAAGCAAACTCAGCTAATATTTCTGCTGATGCTGCTGTAAAAAAAGTTGGCAATACCATGACAGGAAATCTTGTCATGTCAGGTGCCAATATTGCATTTGTTGATGCAACTAATTCTGGAATATATTGGAGTGGAACTGGTTCTTCTTTTATACATTCACCATTAGCAAATACGTTAGTATTTGGTACAGCATTTGCTGAAGATATGAGATTAGATTCTAGTGGTAGACTTGGTATTGGAGTATCTTCTCCTCGCTCAAAATTTGACATCATAGGCGCTGCTGCTGGCGGCGTAACTACATTGACTGATGGCGCAACGATTACACCAGACTTTGCATCAAATAACAGCTTTACAGTAACATTGGGCGGTAATAGAACATTGGCAAATGCAACAAATACGACTATAGGTCAATCTGGTGTGATATATGTTGCACAAGATGGCACTGGTAGTAGAACATTATCGTTTGGGCTAGCATACAAGTTTGTGGATAATTCAGCACCAACATTGACAACGACTGCAAATGCTGTTGATGCGATCATATATTCTGTGCGTACAACGAATTCATATGTATGTCAAGTTCTATTGAATGTTGGTAATATAAATGATACTTGAGGTTATGAAATGATTCCGGGCAGTGTTCATCCTCTTCTTGCAGGTGGAACGAGTTATTCTATAGCATATTCAATGCGTTTTAGACCAGGCAGTAGTGTTTTGTCTAGAAGTTTGGCTGCAAGTGGAAATCTTGATAAATGGACATGGAGTTGTTGGATCAAGCGAGGTGGTCCTTTTGCAACTTTTTATCCTTTATTAGCTGGAACAATAGGTGGAAGCACATATTATCAATCTGTTTTTGGTATAAATTCATCAGATCAACTTTGGTATTATCAATTTACAAATGCTGTTGGTTACTATGTAAACGTAACAAGCACTGGAGTTTTACGGGATCCATCAGCTTGGTATCATATCGTTTTGAAGTATGATCGTCTTGGATCAAATATGGTGGCTTGGGTAAACAATCAAGAATATATAAACACATCTTCATATACCACAACAGTTCAGTATATAAATTCTTCTTCAGCCACTCAATATTATGGTAACTACACATATCAGAGTAATCCTGGCGGTGTTTATGATGGCTATATGTCTGATTTACATTTCATTGATAATCAAGCATTGACGCCGTCTTCTTTTGCTGAAACAGATCCCGTAACTGGTGTTTGGAGACCAAAAAAATATCTTGGAACTTATACAGGAACAAGTCATAGACTAGAGTTTGCAAATAGTTCAAACTTTGGCGTAGACACCAGCGGAAATGCAAACAATTGGACTCAAAGTGCTGGTGTTGCATCAACTGATCAAATGACTGATACACCCACATTGAATTATGCTATTTTAAACGTTGTAGATAAAGGTACTAGCATAACAACAGCGAATGGTAATTTACAAGTAAAAAATTCTAGTGGTGGTTCCTTTGAAAGAATAAGATCGTCTATTGGTATGACCACAGGAAAATGGTATGCTGAGTTTGTAATTAATTCAGAAGGTAATCCGAGTAGAATTCAGTCAGGTTTAATGTCGGGTTCGGCCAGTATTACTATAAGTTATCTTGGCAACGGCGATGCTCTATCCTGGTCAATATTGGAAAGCGTCGGAAGTCTTTATAAAATAACTAATAGTACTACAACATTGTATGTTTCTGGAGGAACTTTAGATCCTGGAGATATACACATGTTAGCCTATGACGCGGATGCTGGAAAATTTTGGTACGGAAAAAATGGCTCTTGGTTTGCTAGTGGAAATCCCGCCGCAGGAACTAATGAAATGTTTTCTGGTGTTTCTGTTTCAGGTCAAGCCATATTTTTTGCATCAAGTGCTTATAATACATCGGACTCTGGTACTTGGAATTTTGGTCAAAGACCCTTCGTTTATACCCCACCAACAGGATTTGTGGCACTAAATTCAAATAATCTTTTAGCACCAACAATCAAAAAAGGCAATACATATTTTGATGTAATCACATATACAGGTAATGGATCAACATCAAATGTTAGTATTACAGGTACAGCTTTTACACCAGATTTTATTTGGTTCAAGAGAAGAAATTCAACAACGAATGGTGATCATGTAATAATAGACAGTTCACGTTTTAGTGGATTGACTGCAGCAAATACATTTATTTCTAATACAGGATTGAATTGGGCTGGTGATACTGCAAATTGGCAATGGGGTATTGACACAGCAAATTCTGGTGTGAGAGGTGGCGGATCTCTTGGAACAAATGTAAGAACTGGCATATATTATGATGTTGATATTGATGCAAATACTCCATTTGAAGTTGAATATCAATTAAGAGGTATTGACGCAGCAAATTCTGCGGGTATAGTTGCAATTTATAGAAAAGAAGATCAGGGAAATATAGGAACTACCGGTAATCGCTTTGCATTAGGCATGTTTTCTCAAACATCTACTCATTGGGTCGGTGGTGTAGATCCTGCGCCAACTATTGGACTTTCATTTCAGCATTCAAGTACACCAGCGGCTGAAGCAGCTGAAGAAAAGTACGCAAATGTTGTCTCGTTGACATCAAATGTCGCAACGACTAACGTGTTTGTACTTACTCGCGAAGCCGATGGTAACTTGAGAGCGTATAGAACAAACTCATCCGGAAATCGTATTTTGGTCAAGACACATTATGAAAAAACAAATTCAGCAATGAGGGTTGCCATAGGATCTGGTTCAGAAGGTAATTTCTTAGGTCTTCAATATCTAAAAATAAATCTAGTTGGTGCAAGTTCTACGGCCACAAGATATTCTTCTCAATACACAAATCTTACTACATTTGACAAGATTGAAGAAGAGTTTGTTTCATTTAACTCAAATGGATTTACAATTAAAAATAATGGAATTAATGCTGCAGCTGATGGTGCTAGAATAACTTCACGATTAAATATAAACACAGCAACTATGGTGTCGTGGGCATGGAAAAAAAGTCCTACATCAGGATTTGACATTGTCACATATACGGGAACTGGGGCAAACACAAATGTAAGTCATTCTCTTGGTGTTGCACCATCAATGATAATTGTCAAACAACGCGCATCAAATACAACAACTAATTGGGCTGTTTGGCACACCAGCATTGCAAACACAAATTATCTTTTGTTGAATGGCACTGCTGCAGCAGCCGCGGGAGCGACATATTGGAATAATATAACTGCAAATTCTACAACGTTTAGTCTAGGTACTCATCTTGATGTAAATTTCAATAATGCCAGATATGTTGCTTATCTTTGGTCTGAGGTTGCAGGATTTAGTAGATTTGGATCATATGTTGGAAATAATAGTACAGATGGTCCGTTTGTTTGGTGTGGATTTAGACCAAGATTTTTACTTCTTCGCACAAACGCATTGGCAAATTGGGTTTTAGTTGATGCTGTAAGAAGTACAACAAATCCTATATCATTGTCTCTACAAGCCGATAACACTACTGTAGAGACAAGTTTCGCATATTTAGATATTTTATCTAATGGATTTAAAATTAAAAGTACATCTGGTGGCGGAATAAATTCAGCATCAACAACAACATTTTTTGCAGCATTTGCTGAGACACCATTCAAATATGCAAGAGCAAGATAAAAACAATTCATTATAAATATAAAAAGAAATAAAAAGGTAAAATATGTTTGTATTAGATGGAAAACCGCTACAAGTTGATGTTCCTTTCATACACAATGGTATTCAATATCCAGCAAATTGGCTAAGACTTACCACATGGGAAGAAAAATCAGCAATTGGTATTACTGAAGTTTCAGATCCTGTAAGACCCGATGATCGCTTTTATTATGTTAGTATGCAAGGTGATCCTGTACCAAAAGACCTAGATTCATTGAAAGAAACTTTTAAAAACCAAGTAAATACTACTACATACGCAATATTACAAACAACTGATTGGTATGTAATTAGAAAGCAAGAAACAGGAGTTGAAATACCAGAAAAGATTGCAACTCATAGAAGTGCTGTTAGAGCTGCTTCAGAAGCAAACAAAACTGCGCTAAACGCAGCAACGAATCTAGAAGAGTTTATTGCTGCCGTTGAACAGATATATTCATCTTGGCCTGTTTTAGAACCAAAGTAAAAAAGAAAAATGACACATGGCAATTAATTTCCCTATTAATCCTGTAGACGGTGATAGATTTACTCAGAGCGGTTTATCTTTCACATATAGTGCTACAATCGGAGCATGGGAAAAAACCCCTAAGATTTTGATATCCGACGAAGCACCTGCCAATACATCAAACGGCACATTATGGTGGAATTCAAATGATGGTGCATTATATATTAATTATAACGATAGCAATAGTTCACAATGGGTTGTGACATTTCCGCGAGGTAGCGGATCAACATCAAATAGTCCTAATTCAAATGGAGTCTATTTGACTGTTTCTAGTGCGGTATTAAAGACAGGCAACACCATGACAGGTGATCTTGTCATGTCTTCTGCAAACATCACATTTTTAACAACATCAAATAGCGGTGTATACTGGAATAATACTTCATTTATTCATTCACCTTCGGCAAATGTAGTAGTTTTAGGAACATCTTCTACCGAAGACATTAGAATAGATTCAACAGGTAATGTTGGCATAAAAACATCATCACCTGCCGCAAGTCTTGATGTAGTTGGATCAATATCTGATGCGAAAGCCAATAACATATCTCAAACCTTGACGGATGGTGTGTCAATAACATGGGATGGTTCCCTAGGCAGAATAGCGACTGTAACATTAGGCGGAAATAGAACACTTGCAAATGCAACAAACCTGAGAGTTGGTACATACATTCTTCATGTTATACAAGATTCAGTTGGTAGTCGAACATTAACATTTTCAAATCAATACAAGTTTACTGCAAATGTTCAACCAACTTTGACAACTGCAGCAAATAGTAGAGATCTTTTCTCGTTTGTTTCAGACGGAACAAACATGTATGGCGCAATGATACCAGACGTTAGATCTTGAGGTTAAACCCACAATGTTTGTAACGATAATATCAAGACCTTATGCACTACTGAATATAACATCAACTTCAAATAATTATAATCTTAGGTCGGCAACAGGAACTGCGATAGGAGTACCTCATCCTAATTTTCCAATAAATGTAATTTCATTTATTACTGCAAATGTTTCGGGAAATTCAAATACAGTTCCCGCATATAGAACGGCAAATGGTTGGCATGGCGGAACTTCAATATTTATTAGAAATAGAGCAACAATAACAGGAGCAACGGGACCAACTGGAGTTGCTGGCACAGGCGGTGCCGGAGGCGGTGGATCTGGTTATCCTACTAATCCAGGTTCAGCAGGTTCATCTGGTGGTACTGGTGGAATTGGAAATTTAGGCGGATCTGCTTTTACTGCTGATGCTGCAAATAATGTTAAAATTATAGTTGATAATTTGGGAACAATTACAGGAGGTGCCGGTGGTCCAGGCGGTCCTGGTGGTGGCGGTGGCGGTGGCGGCGGTGTTTTGGGATATCTATTGGTTCCTAGTAAAGGCGTGCCATATTATAACTATTATGGCGGTGGCGGTGGTGGTGGCGGTGCTGGTATTCCTGGTGGAACTGGTGGCGTTGGCGGAGGTTCTTTATTTGTACCAAATGGATCGACAGGATCAAACGGAACGGCATCACTAGGTGGTGCAGGTGGTGCAGCGTCTCCAGGCGGAAGTCCTGCTGCTGGTGCTGGCGGCCCTGGTGGTAATACAGCACAAGCAGGATTTGGTGGTGCAAATGGCGGTGGTGGTTACGCATTCAATACAACATACGGTGCAAAACCTGGAGGTGCCGCAGGAGCAACTGGTAACATAGGCGATACAGGATTTGCTGTTACAGGTAACACAAATATCATTTACATTACTTTAGGAACAAGAAACGGACCAGTTTCTTAAAATAAATATAATGAAAAATAAAATTGTAATTGAACTTTCAATAGAAGAACTAAACCAGATATTGGGTGCTTTGGCTAAATTACCATATGAAGTATCCGTAGGTATTATAAACAAATTAGTAAAAATAGCACAAGAGCAATTAAAAAACAATGAATAGGTAATAAAATGGCAACACCAAGTTCTCGTACCGCACTCATAGATTATTGCAAGCGTCGTCTTGGATTTCCCGTCATTGAAATCAATGTTGATGACGATCAAGTTGAAGATCGTATTGATGATGCACTACAATACTTTCAAGATTATCACTACGATGCAATTCAAAAAGTCTATCTAAAGCATCTTGTAACTCAAACGGATGTTGATCGTCAATATATTGACATGACTCAAGCATCTGGTGCTGCTACAGTTGTTTCTGGAAATGCAACAGTTACTGGTTCGGGTACAAATTTTGCCGCAGAATTTACCGCAGGTGTAACACAGCTTACGATCAACGGTGAAACAAAAACCGTGTCTACAATAAATGACAAGGGTTCAATGGTGATGAACTCCGTGTTCTCATCAAGTGCAAATTCAGTTCCTATTACAATTTATGGCGCGTCTGATCTAATTACAGGTGTAACAAGAATATTTCCGTTGTCATCAACAAATGCAACTGTCAATATGTTTGATCTTCGTTATCAGCTTCGCCTACACGAACTATATGACTTCACATCAACATCATATGTCAATTATGTATTGACGCAGCAACATCTTCGCACGTTGGATATGCTATTTTCTGGCGAGCAACCAATTCGCTTCAATCGTCATCAGAATAGATTGTATATCGATCTTCAATGGGGAACGGATATACAGACAAATGAATACTTGATCATAGAAGCATATAGAATTGTTGATCCGGATTCATATAATGATGTATATAATGATCGTTGGTTGAAGAGATACTCAACCGCATTGATCAAGCGTCAATGGGGATTGAACTTGAAGAAGTTTGGTGGTATTCAATTACCCGGTGGTGTTCAGTTGAATGGTCAGCAAATATATGACGAAGCTGAATCTGAAATTGCTACACTAGAACAAGAGATGCAAGACAAGTACGAAGTTCCACCAGAGTTTATACTGGGCTAAGGCACTCGATGGCAACCAATCATTATTTTCATAACTATCCTGGTGTTGTTACACCCGAACAGCTTCTTGTAGAAGATTTGATAATAGAATCAATCAAGCAGTATGGTTCTGACGTTTATTACATTCCAAGAAAATCTTTAAGTGATGAAGATGGAATATACGGTGAAGATCCTGTAAAATTATATGATGCTGCATATCCTATGGAAATGTATTTGCAGTCAGTTGCTGGATTTGAAGGACCTGGTGAATTCTTTAGTAAGTTTGGTCTTGAAATTCGTGACTCCATGCGTGTTGTTGTTGCAAGACGAGTATATGAAAAGTATGCACCAACTTCTGTTTATCCAAGACCACGTGAAGGAGATCTTGTTTATATTCCGGCTCTTTCAAACATGTTTGAAATAAAATATGTGGAAGAAGAAAGAAATTTCTACACATTAGGTCGTCGTCCACCTTTATTCTATTATTATGAACTATCTCTTGAACTATATAAATTTTCTAATGAAAGATTTAATACTGGTGTGAATGAGATTGATGAAATTGCTCGTAAATATTCTTATACACAAAATATGGCAATGACTGCTGGTGGAACAGGTGCATTTACACAAGGTGAAACGGTATATCAAGGTGCAAATCTTTCTTCGTCTTCTGTTACTGCAATTGTCAAAAATTGGTTTCCTGCCAATAATACACTACAACTAATAAACATGAAAGGCATCTTCTCTACAGCAACAGCTATTCGTGGCGCAACATCAAATGCAAACTTTACATTGTCATCGTTTGATAGACAGAACTTTGATGGCATATCTGATGAATTGACAAACAATCTTGAAATACAAACAGATGCAAATGGCATCATTGACTTTACGGAAACCAATCCGTTCGGAGAACCTTGATGTCAGGTGTATTCGGTAATCATTTCTATCATCGCATAACACGCAAGATTGTTGTTGCATTTGGTTCACTATTCAATGACATTCAGTTGATAAGATATAACAAAGCAGGAACAACTGAACTTGAACGTATGCTTGTTCCAATCGTTTATGCACAAAAGGAAAAATTTTATAATCGTATCAAAGGTGATCCAAATTTGACTAAGGATATTCAGGTTACTTTACCTAGAATTTCTTTTGAAATCATTGGCGTTGAATATGATCCGACAAGAAAACAAAATAGTTTGATACGCAATACAAACATAGCCACTGCTACAAGTACAACGCAAAAAACTCAATATATGGGTGTTCCATACAACTATGAGTTTAGTTTGTCAATTTATGTTAGAAACATTGAAGACGGATGGCAAATAGTTGAACAAATACTTCCTATTTTCAATCCTGATTATACATTGACTTTGGATCTTGTGAGCACAATGGGAATCAAAAAAGATGTCCCAATCATGTTGAATTCGGTCGCATATACTGTTGATTATGAAAGTTCACACGACGAAGATACTACAAGAATGGTAATATTTGATCTTACGTTTACTGTAAGAGCAATGCTATTTGGACCAATTTCAGATTCAAAGATCATCACAAAAGCAAATACAAATATCTATGGATCATTCAATTCAGGTACTTCTGGTGGACTACCAATATACGTTCTTGATCTTCAATCTGGTGGATTTAGTGTGTTTAAGGAAGGAGAGTTGATATGGCAAGGTGGCACATATCAGTTTCCTGATGCAAAAGCTGAGGTCATTGAACACGATACGTCAAATAGAAAACTCTATATAAAAGATGTTTATGGTTCAAAAAATGGTCTTGGTGCATTTAGGTCAAACGTAGAAATAACTGGAGCATCTTCTGGTGCATCATGGAATGTTGCAAGTTCATATGTTTCAAATATCAAACTTGTTATTGGATCAGTTACACCAGATCCATTGACTGCAAATGTAAATAGTGACTTCGGCTTTACCGAAACAATTATAGAATTTCCAAATACGTTAGGTCAGTAATGAGCAAAATTGATGATAATCTAAGTGAAATATTGAATATAGAACCAATAACAAAAACAAGTCAAGAAGTTGTTCCAGTTATTGAGCCAACTAACGACGCACAAACCGATTATGATTTGACACGACAAACCATTCGTAGTCTTATGCGTAAAGGTGAAGAAGCACTTGATGAATTACTCTTTGTAGCAAAACAAAGCGAATCACCTAGAGCATACGAAGTCGTTGCTGGTATGATCAAGAACATTTCAGAAGTGACAAAAGAACTTATAGATCTACAAAAGAAAATGAAAGATCTAAACGAAGAAACTTCAAAGTCTTCTTCTGGTGTAAATGTACAAAATGCAGTATTTGTTGGATCAACTGCAGAATTGCAAAAGCTGCTAAGACAAAGCAAAGAACAAGATGGCTGAAATTACCTCATACATGTCTAATCCCAATCTAAAACGCGCAGGCGTAAAGATTGAGTGGACACAAGATCAAATCAAGGAATATGTAAAGTGTTCGGAAGATCCCGTATACTTTGCATTGAACTACATGCGTATCGTCAATGTAGATACTGGTCTTGTTCCATTTAGAATGTGGGACTTTCAAAAACACATGTTGGAAACATTTCACAAGAATCGTTTCGTCGTGTGTAAGATGCCTCGTCAGGTTGGTAAGTCAACGACAATCATTGCATATCTCCTACATCAAATTCTATTTCGCGATAATACAAGCGTTGCGATGCTTGCAAACAAAGGATCAACTGCAAGAGAATTATTGAGTCGCCTACAGCTCGCATATGAAAATCTACCTATTTGGTTGCAACAAGGTATCGTGACTTGGAACAAGGGTAACATTGAACTAGAGAACGGGTCCAAGGTTCTTGCAGCTGCAACATCATCAAGTGCAGTTCGTGGTGGTTCATATAATATCCTGTTCCTTGACGAATATGCATTCGTGCCAAACAATCAGGCAGACCAGTTCTTCAATTCGGTTTATCCTACAATTTCTTCTGGTAAGACATCACAGGTTCTTGTCGTTTCTACACCAAACGGTTTGAATCATTTCTATCGCATGTGGTCTGATGCAACGAATAAGAGAAGCAATTATGTGCCTATTGAAGTTCATTGGTCACAAGTTCCCGGTCGTGACGAGAGATGGAAAGAAGAAACGATACGCAATACGTCGCTTGATCAATTCCGAGTTGAGTTTGAAACAGAATTTGTTGGTTCGTCTCACACATTGATCTCTGGTGCTAAACTCAAAACACTTGTATTCAATAACCCAATTCGTCAAGACAATAAACTTGACATTCTTGAAGAGCCACAAAAAGACCACACATATGTCGTGACTGTTGACGTTTCTCGTGGACAGGGTCTTGATTATTCGGCATTTTCAATTATGGATGTGACAAGCATACCCTATAAACAAGTTGCAAAGTATCGCGATAAAGATATATCACCTCTTCTTTATCCTACACTAATATTCAATGCAGCTACGGCTTATAACAATGCTTACATTTTGGTTGAAATCAATGACATTGGTCAACAGATAGCTGACATTCTACATCATGAACTTGAATACGAAAATCTAGTCAAGATACAGATAAAACCGCGCCAGGGTCAGCAGATGTCTTACGGACACACAAAAAAGATTCAGTTTGGTGTCAAGACATCTGTGGCTACAAAACGAATTGGGTGTTCAAACTTGAAAACTCTTGTCGAGAGCGATAAGTTACTAATAAATGACGCTGATACGATCATGGAATTGATGACTTTTGTTGCTTCCCGTGAATCGTTTGCTGCCGAAGAGGGTAGTCATGATGATCTAGCCATGACACTTGTTCTATTTGCATGGTTCATTGCACAGAGAAACTTTAGGGAATCATTGAATGGGGATATACGATCTGTGCTACAAAGAGAGCAATTGAACATTGCTCAAGAAGATTTGGTGCCCTTTGGGGTCATTGATGATGGTATAAATGATAGAGATATGGAAGTGGTCGATATAGAAAGACAGTGGCTTGAGGAAAGAAAATTGAAAGCGCCATTGGATAGTTATGATTATGACTGGAGAAGTCGTTTTTGAAAAACTGCTTTTCTATAAATATTATCATATAAGTATCAAAATTCTCTACTTCTGAAAGGAGTAAACAATGCCATTTCAATTGAGTCCGGGCGTAGTTACTACTGAAATTGATCTAACAACCGTCATTCCTGCCGTTTCTACTACAAACGGTGGCTTCGTAGGCGATTTTCCTTGGGGTCCAGCAAATACGGTAGTTACTGTAGATAGCGAAAACACTCTTGCTGCTATTTTTGGCAAGCCAGACAATACGACATTTATTCCATTCATGACTGCAGCAAGTTTCTTGGCTTACGGAAACAATTTGAAACTTGTTCGTGCAATCAATACAAGTTCTAAGAATGCAACTGCAAATGGAACTGGACTATTGATCGAAAATAACGATTCTTGGTTCAACAATTATAGAACTTCCGTAACTGCAAATAGTGGTTGGGCAAGCACTAATTTCTTGGGTGTTGCAGCTAAACATCCTGGTACGCTAGGAAACTCAATTAAAGTTGCATATGTTTCAGCAGGAAACGCTGCTGTGTTCTCCTCATGGGCTTACGCATCATTCTTTGATGATGCTCCAGGAACATCTCTATATGCAAGTTCTCGTGGTGCATCAAATGACGAAATTCATATTGCGGTGATTGATGCTACAGGAACGATTGCCCAAGGTGGTACACCAGCGGGAACAAATGCTGCCGGAGCAGTTCTAGAAACATTTCCAAATCTATCAGTAGCATCTGATGCAAAGAATTCTGATGGTTCACCAAACTTCTACGTTGATGTTCTTGCCACACGTTCAAATTGGATTCGTTGGCTTGCACATCCAGCTAACACATCAAACTGGGGTGTTGCTACAGCGAACGGTGTAACGTATGTTGGTGTTGGTGGAATGAGTCCAGCTGTTGCAAACGGAACAACGCTTTCTGGCGGTGCATATACAGCAGCGACTGATGCAGACAAGCAAACTGCTTGGGGTAAACTAAGAAATGCTGATGAAGTTGATGTTTCCTTACTTGTTACCGGAGATGCAAGCGGAACTCTAGCACAATACATTATCGATAATGTTGCTGAATATAGAAAAGATTGCGTTGCTTTCATTTCTCCAGCCTCAGCAAACGTTGTTAATAATCCAGGTAACGAAGTAACAGCGATAACAACGCAAAAGAATACAAACATTAATCGCTCAAGTTCTTATGCAGTATTTGATTCTGCATGGAAATATATGTTTGACAAGTATAATAACACGTATCGTTATGTTCCTCTAAATGGAGATATTGCAGGTCTATGTGTTCGCACAGACAATACAAATGATCCATGGTTCTCTCCTGCAGGATTGAATAGAGGACAAATTAAAAATGTTGTCAAGTTGTCTTGGAATCCAAATAAGACAAATAGAGATGATCTCTACAAGGTTGGAGTAAATCCTGTTGTGTCCTTCCCTGGTGAAGGTACTGTATTGTTTGGCGATAAAACAATGTTGACAAAACCTAGCGCGTTTGACCGCATCAATGTTCGTCGTCTATTCATTGTACTTGAAAAGGCAATTGCAACTGCAGCAAAGTATTCACTGTTTGAGTTCAATGACGAATTTACACGTTCACAGTTTGTATCTCTAGTAGATCCATATCTTCGTGACGTTCAAGGTCGTCGCGGAATCTTTGACTATAGAGTTGTCTGTGACGAAACAAACAATACTCCAGAAATAATTGATCGCAACGAGTTTGTAGGTGACATCTATATTAAACCAGCACGTTCAATCAACTTTATTCAGTTGAACTTTGTTGCTGTAAGAACTGGTGTTTCATTTGACGAAATTGTTGGAAGATTCTAATCTAAATAGATAAAAGATAGGAGTATCTTAGATGGCTTTTAATATCACGGATTTTCGTTCAACGCTAACTAGAGATGGTGCTAGACCAAATCTATTTGAAGTTACGATGAATTTTCCTACTAATGTCGTTACAAATGGCGCGATTGCATCAAGAAAATTTACTTTCATGTGTAGATCTGCACAACTACCAGGATCAAGTATTGGATCTGTAGTAGTTCCATACTTCGGAAGAGAAGTAAAACTTGCAGGTAATCGCGTATTTGCTGACTGGACCGTAACAATCATAAATGATGAAGATTTTGCTATCAAAAATGCATTTGAATTGTGGATGAATGGAATCAATAGTCATTTTGGAAATAGAAGAAATGGTTCTTTTGCATCGGCAACTTCTTACACCAGTGATGCTACTGTCAAACAGTATGGAAAAACTGGAAGTAGAATAAAAGATTATCAGTTTGTTGGTATGTTTCCGATTGATCTTGCTCCAATTGATCTTGATTGGGGTGCAAATGATGCGATTGAAGAATACGCAGTAACATTCCAATATCAGTATTGGTTGTCAAATACTACAGATAGAAGATCTTCGGTTTTTGGCTAAGATATAATAAAAAGTTTTATATCATGATATTTTTGAAGGGAAAAGTAAATGGCTAATTGGAAGTTATTTGGATTCCAGATAACGAACGAAAAAACCAAGAAGCAGGAAGGGCAACAGGACGCCAAGAATATAACAGAAAAGTCCTTTGCCCTTCCTCAAAACGACGATGGTGCCGTTACGCTTCAGACCGGAGCGTATTTTGGCACCTACGTTGATTTGGAAGGTGTTGTTCGTAACGAAATAGAACTCATTACACGTTATCGTGAAATGGCAATGCAGCCTGAACTGGAGACTGCAATTGACGATATTGTCAATGAAGCCATTGTCATGCAAGGACACACTCAACCACTAACAATCAATCTTGATGATCTCAAGCAACCAGATTCAATCAAGAAAAAGATTCGCGAAGAATTTTCAAACGTTCTCAAGATGTTGAACTTTGGTAACATGGGTTCAGAACTATTTCGTCGTTGGTACATTGACGGAAGAATGTTCTATCATGTGATCATTGATGAATCTAGACCAAGAGATGGTATCAAGGAACTCCGTTATATTGATCCAAGACGCATTCGTAAAGTGCGTGAAATTCAAAAGACAAAAGATGCAGCAACTGCTGCAGATATTATCAAGACAGTAAGAGAGTATTATCTCTACAATGAACGCGGTATCATTGGCGCACACTCAAACTTGGGCATGAGAATTGCTCCAGACTCTGTCATCAATGTGAATTCTGGATTGATGGATTCTCGTCGTGCAATGGTTCTATCATACTTACACAAGGCAATCAAGCCATTGAATCAGCTTCGTATGGTTGAAGATGCTACAGTCATCTATCGTCTATCAAGAGCACCAGAACGTCGTGTATTCTACATCGACGTTGGTAATCTACCAAAGGTCAAGGCTGAGCAATATCTTCGTGACTTGATGGTCAAGTATCGTAACAAACTTGTGTATGATTCAAGCACAGGTGAAATCAGAGATGATCGCAAGCATCTATCAATGCTTGAAGACTTTTGGCTACCCCGCCGTGAGGGTGGCAAAGGTACCGAGATCCAAACTCTTCCAGGCGGACAGAATCTTGGTGAAATGGAAGATGTCAAGTACTTTGAACGCAAACTATACAAGTCATTAAGCATTCCTATTTCTCGTCTTGAGATGCAACAGGGCTTCTCAATTGGCCGCACATCGGAAATTACTAGAGATGAATTGAAATTCTCAAAGTTTGTGTTTAGGCTTCGTAACAAGTTTTCCACACTATTTGACGAAGCACTCCGTGTTCAATTGTCACTAAAAGGTATTTGCACAGTTGAGGAGTGGGAAGACTTTAAAGAAAACATCTATTATGATTTCATTACGGATAACAACTTCGATGAGTTGAAGAAGGCAGAACTTATCCAGAATCGTATCACGGTTCTACAATTGGCAGATCCATACATTGGCAAATACTTCTCGATTGAATGGGCTCGCAAGAACATTCTCAATCAAACAGATGATGAAATTGCTGAAATCAAGAAGCAAATTGAAGAAGAACAAGAAGAAATGATGGTAATGGCGCAGAAACAAGCCGAATTAGCACAAGCAGCTACGCCACAAGATCCTCAAGCACAACAGCAACAACAAGCTGATCCAAACAATCCTATTGCACCACAACAAGATGGTCAACAACAGCAGCTTGATGTAGACACAGCATTTCAAAACACGACATCTCCAGGAGTCTCTCCATTGGATGATGCGGCATCTCAGCAATTGAAAGTTGAGAATAAAACCAATCTAAATAATATACTAAGAATAATCAAAGATCGGAGAAATGTTCTATGAGCAATGCAGTTGTAAGAACAATCGTAGAAAATATTGTCAATGACAAGTTTGAAAGTCTAAAAGAAGATCTTTCCAAAGCAGTTTCTGCCAAAGCAGTAAATGTTCTTGAAAGCAAGAAAGCAATGATTGGTAAAACATTCTTTGAAGAAAAAAAAAAGATAAATGAAGGCTTTAAGATAGGTGACAATGTAAAAATTCATCAAGATTTGAACGACACTGGTAAAATTGTAGGATCTGATGATCACAATTATCATGTTGATGTTGGTTCAAAATTGAGAAGACATTTTGTTGGAGATCCGCGTAGCAACGTTATACACATGCCAAAAAATAATATTCATCAATTAAATAAATATCGCGCAGGAATTCCGCATAATAATTAAGATAGAAGACTATAAGAAATGAAGACACTAAGCAAATTTTTTTCTGAAACCGAGCAATCAAATATTGATGATTCTATAGTCATGGAAGATCTTTCTTTCAAGTCAGATCCCCCAAACATCATTATGTTGAAACGCAAGGCTATTCGCGTTTTTCCGGACGGAAGAAAAGTTGCTTTATATTATGCAGATAAGATTCATCAGTATGTAACAATACCTTATTCTGACATGATGCACGGAAATAAAGGCATTGTTCAAGTGCATGAAGCAAAACAAGATCGTAGAGGCAACATGCCTGCTCTTCAAGATATAGTTCAAAAAGGTAATCCTGGAATGTTGACATTTGATAACGGCGGTCAACAAAAAGTTGATGTCATGACTGCACAAGCAATCATCAATGTTTACAACAAAGTAAATTTGACCAATCGCTACAAGATTGAAAGAATGATTAATAAAGATCAAAATAACTTTGCCAAAGTTGCAGCATTTGCACATGGCGCACATACGGATGGAATGTAAAGATGGCAAATACATCACAGAAACTTGTGGATTCTGAAAGAAGAGTTGTATACAAGTGGACAGGTAATACTGCTGAATCTGCTGTATTAAAAATTGATGCGGGTGCGTTGAATTTTTCATTGAATGCAAACAATCAACTTCTTGGCAGTGGCACGGATCGTAAAACAGCATATAGATTATCATTGAAAAAAGTTATCTATGATGTTGTAGCAGGTCAAGCAGGAAATGGTTACGTTGAACTTTATTGGACCGGTACACCAAATCAAACTTTGGTAACTTTGTCTGGTCAAGGTCAAATGGATTTTGCTGAAGGTGGTGATGGCATCATAATATTGAACAACGCATCTGGTGCTGGTTCAAATGGAAATGTAGGATTGCAAACTGTAAATTTTGCTGCTACAGGTTGCTCTTATACAATTGTTGCTGATTTTAGAAAACATTCTGAAGACTATTCAACCTTTGATAGGGACTAAATAAATGTCATCAACTAAAAAAATAATAGAATCTATCATACTAGATGACTTTAATAGCGCAAATGAAAGTCTTTCAGAATCATTTGTTGAAATTTTGAAAGACAAACTTTCAGAGGCAAAGAAGATTGTTGCTGCAAAGTATGGTGTAGCTGAACTTGCTGAAGCACTAGAATCAATTGATGAAGAAAATCTTGATGAAGGAACAAGAATTAGAATTGTAAAAGCGCGTTTGCGTAGAAAAAATGGAAAAATTGTTGTACAACGTCGCAAAAAAGTTCTTGGTTCTGGTTTGAAAGGCAAAGGCTACAAGATGGGGCCAGATGGTAGACCAGTTCGCATGTCTGCCGGCGAAAGACTTCGTCGTCGTCGCGCAAGACTAAAGGCCGAAAGAAAAAGAAAAAGTATTCTTGCCAGAATACGAAGAAATAGAAAAATGACTATGAGAAAAAGAACAGGTATGGGACTATGAAACTCATAAAAGAAGTCGTAGAAGAAGTTCGTTATTTGACTGAAGAAGGTCCTGCAGGAAATAAAGAACACTTCATTGAAGGTGTTTTCTTGCAAGCCGAGCGTCAAAATCGTAATGGTAGAGTATATCCAATGGATATCCTACAAAGAGAAGTATCTCGTTATACTACAAACTATATCATGCAAAATCGTGCATTTGGTGAACTGGGTCATCCAGATACACCAACAATCAATCTTGATCGTGTATCACACATGATCAAGGATTTGAAACAAGAAGGCACAAATTATGTGGGTAAAGCCAAGATTTTGGATACTCCTTATGGAAAGATTGTGAAGAATCTAATTGATGAGGGCGCCAGATTGGGCGTATCTTCTAGAGGACTGGGATCGCTAAAGCCTAAGAATGGTGTAAATCTCGTACAGGATGATTTTTATTTGGCTACAGCGGCAGACATAGTTGCAGATCCTTCTGCACCTGATGCTTTTGTTAGAGGTATCATGGAAGGCAAAGAATGGATTATTGAAAATGGTCAATGGAAAGAAGTTGACTACGATCATGCAAAAAAGGCTTTGAATGAGGCTAATAGAAGAGACATGGAAGATGTCAAACTTCGCCTATTCAAAAATTTTCTCTCAAAACTCTAAAATATATAAATAGTCTAATATAAAGGAGCAAAAACAAAATGGCAAAGAAAAATCTAGCAGAAGCAGCTGCCGCAATTCTTTCAGGCAACATGGCTTCTCTAAAACCAATGTCAAAGGGTGGCGAGGCTTTCGGTCAAGCCGGTGCTACACCAGCTGTAGCCACACCTGGTCAAGAAGGTTCACCACAAACAATTCAGCCTGCTATTGCATCAGCTGACGAAGCCGGCGTATCAAAGGCTACCGCTGCTGCTCCAACAGCAACTCCTCCAGGAGCAAAGCCAGCTCCAGCTGAGCCAATGCAGAAGGCTCCACCTCAAGTCAATGAAGAAGACGATGAGGAAGAAAAGAAAATGCATAATGAAGAATCTGATGATATGAAAAAAGAAACATATCACATGAAAAATGAAGAGAAAGACGAAGACGAGGAAGAAGAGAAGTCTGAAAAAGACGAAGACGAGAAAGAAGACGATGAAGACGACAAGAAGGCCATGAAAGAAGATCTTGACGCTCTTTTCCACGGCGAAAATCTTTCCGAAGATTTCATGAACAAGGCTGCAACCATTTTTGAAGCTGCTGTAACTGCAAGAGTCAATTCTCTTGAAGAGAAGATCCAGGAACAGTATGCTGAAATCCTTGAGCAAGTAACAGAAGAACTCAAGGAAGAACTAACAACAAAGGTTGACGACTATCTAAATTATGTCGTTGAAGAATGGGTTAAGGAAAACGAATTGGCAGTAGAGTCTGGTCTACGTTCAGAGTTGACCGAAGACTTCATTGCTGGTCTCCGCAACCTATTCGTTGAACACTACATTGACATTCCAGAAGAGAAAGTTGATGTAGTTGAGGAAATGACCTCAAAGGTCGTTGAACTTGAAAGCAAATTGAATGAACAGATCTCTTCTGCAGTTGAGATGAGAAAACTAATCATCGAATACGCAAAGAGAGAAGCATTCCATGATATTTGTGAAGGACTAACATCAACTCAAGTTGAGAAGATGAAGTCATTGTCTGAAGGTGTTGAATTCTCAACAGTTGAAGACTACACACAAAGTCTCTTGACTCTTCGCGAAAATTATTTCCCAACAAAGTCTCCAGCAAAGTCAAACAACGAAAGACTTGATGAAGAAACTGATGTTGTGGAAGAGACACAGAGAACGAGTCTTGAAGAAGCAAAGGCTAACAAGATTGCTGACCCAGTAATGGAAGCATATGTTAAGTCAATCAGTCGCACAATAGTAAAATAAATTTTTTAAAGGAGTTAACTTAAATGCAACTTACTGAACAATTAGTACAAAAGTGGGGTCCAGTTCTGGAACATCCAGATCTCCCAAAGATTGCCGATCCGTATAAGAGAGCTGTTACGGCTATGGTACTTGAGAACCAACAGATTGCTTCTGCTCAGCAGGCAGCATTCATGGGTGGTGATCGTAGTTTCCTAGCAGAATCAGCACCAACAAACGCAACCGGCGCATCAATCAGCAACTACGATCCAATCCTAATCTCATTGGTTCGTCGTGCGCTTCCAAACTTGATCGCATACGATATCTGCGGCGTTCAGCCAATGACAGGCCCAACAGGCTTGATTTTCGCAATGCGCGCAAAGTACGATTCACAGACTGGTACAGAAGCCCTGTTCACAGAAGCAAATACCAAGTTCTCTGCTGCTAACAAACTTGGTGCAAATGGTGCATCTCAGAATCATCAGTCTTCTGGTGGCGAAGGTTATGTTGACTATACTCTTGCCAACACAGGTAACGGTATGACAACAGCCCAGGGTGAAGCACTAGGTGACTCTGGTACAAATCTATTTGCTGAAATGGCATTCTCAATCGAGAAAGTTACAGTAACTGCTCGTGAGCGTGCATTGAAGGCAGAATACACTCTAGAACTTGCACAAGACTTGAAGGCAATTCATGGTCTTGATGCTGAGACAGAACTTGCAAACATTCTGTCAACAGAAATTCTAGCAGAAATCAACCGTGAAGTTATCCGCACAATCTATGCAACAGCAAAGTTGGGCTGCTCTTCAGGTACAACAACTGCCGGTACATTTGACTTGGATACCGACTCAAATGGTCGTTGGTCAGTTGAAAAGTTCAAGGGTCTTATCTTCCAGATCGAACGCGAAGCAAACGTAATTGCTCGTGCAACTCGTCGTGGTAAGGGTAACATCGTAGTATGCTCATCTGACGTTGCTTCTGCAATGGCAATGGCTGGCGTTCTACAGTACACCCCAGCACTTCAGGCCGATCTACAGGTAGACGACACAGGTAACACATTTGCTGGTCTTCTACACAACCGTATCAAGGTCTACATTGATCCTTACTACGGTCAGACATCTGGTGCAACAAATGCAGCAGAACTTGTAACAGTTGGTTATAAGGGAACATCACCTTATGACGCTGGCTTGTTCTACTGCCCATACGTTCCACTACAGATGGTTCGTGCAATCGGACAAGACACATTCCAGCCACGTATCGGATTCAAGACACGTTACGGAATGGTAGCAAATCCGTTCGCAGAAGGTGCAACAGCAGGTTTGGGCGTGCTTTCAAATCGCTCAAACAACTACTATCGTATCTTCAGAGTTACAAACTTGATGTAATTCTAAGAACAAAAAGAAAGCAAGACTACAACTTGAGGGGGAACTTCGGTTCCCCCTCTTTTTGTTTATAAATATCGTAGAGGTAAAACATGGCAAAACTAAACAAGCAACCAGAAAATACAAGTTTTCTACAACCAACAAAATTTCAGTTGACATTCACAAGAATGCCACACTTGACTTATTTTTGCCAAACGTTCAATCTACCTGGTTTGTCAATGTCAGAAATTGTGCAAAACACTCCATTTGTAGATCTATATGTACATGGTGACAAAGTTCAATATGAACCATTGGATTTGACTTTCATGGTAGATGAAGATCTTCGTTCGTGGTTGGAGATGCACAACTGGATAACTGGACTTACATTTCCTAAAAACTTTGAACAGTATCGTCGTCTATTGAAAGACAATCAAGACTATGGTGGCACTGTATCAGATGCAATCATGACGATAATGTCAAATAAGAATACACCGAATATTCGTATAACATTTAGAGACTGTTTTCCTACCATGGTATCTTCAGTCTCATTTGATTACACGATGGATGCAAGCATGACACTAACAGCTTCTGCAACATTCCGATATAACTATTTTGATGTTGACATTCTTTGATTTATAGTGTATAGTCACTATATTTCCAAGAATGGTGGATTATGATCAGAAACATTGATGACTTGATGGAAGCATGGAAGAA